TGAAGAAGTTTCCGGATCAAATTATATCTTGGATAGAAGCAGAATTTTTAGCACAATCTAAGTGGGAAAAAGAGTTGATGTCATGGTATGGTAGAGCTATTGGTAAAACAATTATAGATCCATCATCTGGATATCATAGAAGAATGGGTCCAGGAGTTATGGAGTTTATGGAAGATTCTAACGTAATCACATATCCACTTGGTAACTTTTCAATCGATATGATTGTAGATTTTCTACAAGAAGTTGGTTGGGATACTATTTCTCCTGAAAATTCTAATGTTGTTATACAAACAGGTAGAATGGGTATGACTCAAGCTGATAGAGCTATTAGAGAGTTGTATACAAGATTAAACGTACAAGTACCATTTGATAAATGGGTATCTGGAGGTTCTAAATATCCAGGTGCGGGTGGAGAAGGATTTAAAATTAAACAAAACTCTTTCTTAGAAGTAGAATTGTTTCCATTTGGATCTTTAAAATTTGTTCACCTACCATTACTAGATAATAGAGAGCTTAATGGTGGTATTGTGCATCCAGATACTGGTTTACCACTTACATCTTATATGTATTTTATTATGGATTATGGATTAGGTTCTCACGGTAATGTAGAATTACTTAAGAGAAAAGATTCTGAAATCTTTACATACATATGTGGTACGTGGTCTCCTGCTGGTCCAATCAATGGTAGAACAAATAGAGCTGGTTTTACAGCATCACATACTCGAAGATCTTATGAACTTGTAGCTGCAGATTCTTTCGGAGTTAGAATAAAAGATGTTAATTTGTGCGCAATGATATTACCTGCGGTACAATATTAATAAAAATAATCGGTATATTATCTTATCGGGCTTAAAACACCATCGTGTAAGGCGTTATAGTTATCTTAGGACAAAATTAAAGGTGTGTAATACCGAGCACCATTTTTTAAAATAATAATAAAAGTAAGTAAGAATGTCAAAAATAGTAACAATTAAACCATCTCCGTTATCTCAAAGATTTACATCTATTATAGGTAATATGGAAAAGATAAACGAAAAAACAGTAGATGGTAAAACAGAGTATAGAAGTTTAGGTAATTACAAACAACAAAGATTACCAAATTCTAATCAAGTTGAAAGACCTGTAGCGTTTTCATCCCAAAAACGAAAATGGATGTTAAAAGGATTTCAAGAAAATTCGCAAGAGTTAAACGATTTAGTTAAATCTTGTAATCTTTTAAACGATATGACAAAGCATCCCGATTACGGTAAAATGATTACTACTTGCGATATTTATAATATGAATGATCCATTCTTTAATAATTTGTTACTTAAAATAACATTTACAGAAGGAGAAGGTGTATTAAAATTAGATAATGCTAAACATAAATTGATGTACGAAGGTGCATTAGCAAATAGTAGATTTCAAGTTAGTGGTGATAAATTAAATCCAGCATTAACAGGTAGAGCTAAATATGTTATAGTAGATAAAGAAATAGATGCTGTTGTTAAAAAAGATGCGAGAAATAACAAGAAAAAAGCAATAAGCTTGTTAGACGCTATGAGCGACGAACGTAAATTAATGGTAGCTATGGCAATGGGATTAATAAAAGATGAGAGAACAGATTCAGCAATTGTAGAAGATGTATTGTGGGAAGCTATAGAAGATAACGTAAACAAATACGCAGATTCTGGAACAACTAAACAAGAGTATTTTATAAGAACAGCAGAATCAGATGTTGAAGATCTTAGTATAAGAAAAACAATACAAAAAGCAATTAGTGCTGGGGTATTAAAAAGAGATAAAGATGTAGGTTATACTGCTTTTGGAGCTGTTATCGGAAAAGATAAACAACAAGTAACAACATTTTTGTTAAAACCTGATAATTCTGATGTATTATTTAGAATAGAAAAAGCGTTAGATAATTTAACAAACTTTTAATGATTAAGATTGGTAAACTACATTATGAAATAAATAGACAACTAAACAGAGTACACTCTGATTGGAAATCTGATATTAGTGTAGTAGATATAGACGGATATATAAATCAAGCTAAAGAAATTATATTAGAAAATTATAACGCAATAGTTGAAAGAAATACTACAATATCTAATAGATTAAGAAGTTTAGAAGTTAAAAACAAAAAGCTTGATTTATTAGAAACAAATTCTAAAACAGCTATATTTAAATTACCAGAAGATCATTATTCTACTTTAAATAGAAGAGCAATAGGTAACTCGAAAGTTTGTGATAAAATAGATGATATATTTCTACATAATATCCAAACTCATAAAATAGAAGAATCTATAAGAGATCCAAAATGGACTCCAAATTTTCACTGGAGAGAATCATTTAGTAACGAAGATAGTAAAGGTTTAAATATATATCATAATAATATTCTTGTTATAAAAGAAGCTTATATTGATTATATTAAATGGATACCTGATGTAGCTAACGTAAGCGATGCAAAAGGTATATATGTAAATGCTGATGGAGAAACACCCACAGAAAATAAACACTTACTAATAGATGATCCATTATTATGGAGAAAATTTACAGATGTAGCTGTATATCTTATCAAAAGAGATTTTGATGATAGTTACAAAGAAAATATAGATTCTATATTATTCAACGAAAGAAATCAAATTAATTAATAAATAAACAAATTTTAAAGAATGAGAAATGTACTTGAAAAGTATTTAATCGGTGCAAAAGATTTGTCTCTATATCCTGCTGGTAAAGCCGTATTTATAGAAACAGCTAGCGGATATGGTATAAATGGTGTATTAGATAATCAAATAGTAATATATGATGCTGATACAGGAGTATCTATTGGACCCGGTGCTACATGCGCTACTAATCCAAGAATAGTTATTGCTCAAGGTATTGATACCAATGGTGATGGTGTAGCAGCAGAATCTATAAAATCCGCTTATGATTTTATAGATTCTGCTGGATTAACAGCTGTAACTGCTGAAGGACCACAATGCGGTCAAGTTAAAATACTAGATGTAGGTATTGGTTGTATGGAGAGAGGTAAACCAATTTCTCTCATTATAGAAGCTAGAACAGGTCATACTGAGAACTTTTATAAATATAACGATTACGAAAGGTGGACTGAAACAGTAGAATTCGATTTTGATGATTGCGCAGGTTGCGATCAACCATTAGATTGTAAAGAAATAGCGTGTGCTTTATCTAATAAATTTAACGGTAAAGATGCTCAAAACTCTATCCTTAAACAAGGATCGTTTATAAAGAGAGTTAGAGATCATCAAAGAAAAGATAAACCATTTCATGTATATGTTTTACATGATAACGATTATCAATTCTGTTTTACAACTGCTGAAGCAGCTTGTGTTGGTTGTAATACAATTGCGGCTATTACAGGAATTACAGTAGGTACAGGAGGAAGTGCTGTTACAACTACTTTTGCATTAACTACTGATCCAGCTGATGAAGAATTAACAAGAGTAGGTCAAGTACCTAGAGTTATTAAACTTATTAACGATGCTTTAGGTGATAAAGGTTATGCTTTAGATGCATCTACTTTTAGTGGATCTGGTAAACCGTGTTGCGATGGTGTTAAGTTGTTAATTAATTCTTGTGTAGCGATAGAATTGTTAGGTTTCGAAGGTGATGCTATTACTCCATGTGAAACAGATTTTCCTACTAAAACAGTAACTAAATATGGTGAGTGTGGATCTTGTGGATCTTCTACTACTGAAACTATGTGTGCTTTCTTAAGAGTAGTTCCAAAACCAATAGAATTGGAAAAATTCTGTGATACTCCTGATAGTTATCAAAAAACATTGTATACTGATATAAGAATTACAACTTCTTATAACAATAACAATATTGGTAAATTCAAAGTATTTGAAATGCAACCATATAAATTACCTAAAAATCTTGCTTATCAAGCTTTACATAAAGTAGCTTTACAAGATACATCAGCAAACGAACCTTTCTCTTATGGATATGATGAGTTTGTAGGTAGATATAACAAATTGTTAAAAGGATCTAGAACATCTGCGATGTTGCATGGATTGTTAGCTGGATGTGGTCCGCTTGATGGGTTGTGTACATATAATATTCATCACTCTGCATACGGTAAAGATCAAAAAGTTCACGGTGCTGCTTATAGACCTAGAGTTAGAACAACTGTTTTGATTCCTTCTACTAATACAGCAGCTAGAACAGAGTTTGAAGCGATTATAAATCCTTGGATAGTATCTTGTTCTGGAGAAACTGGTACAATATTTAAAACAGTATTGTGTGGTACAGATCAAGATCAAATAGAAAGAGTATTAAATGCTGGAGCTGGTTATACAGTAACTACTGCTGAGTATCCTAATGCTAACGGTAAAGTATATTAATAGTTAATAGCTGATAATATAAGGGGAGAATGTAATGTTCTCCCCAACTTTTAAAATAAAAATAATAGATAATGAAGTGTTCATGTATAGCAAATGATAATTTTAATTTTATAATAGAATATAAAAAAGATTATCTTTTGTTTATAGATAAATCAGAATGGATTACTTCAGAATATAACGAACCAATAATAGAGTATCCTATCACTATTATAAATGGTAAAAAAACTAATACAATAAATATTAGAGTTGGTGGATCAACTATAATAAATTATTGTGATCTTCCTTCTGATAATGGTTGTGGTAATGATGGTATATATGAGTTTCAAATAGATGTTTGTGGACAAATATTTACTAGATGCGAAGCTATATTAATACATATAATGTGTTCATATTCTAAATTATTGTTAAAACATGATATAACAGAATACAACGATAAAATATGGCCAATATATAGAGAGATAGAATTTATAAAATCTAACTCCATTATCTGTAATCGAACCAAAGCTATACAACATTATGAACTTTTAGTTAAAATGTTTGAGCACTTAAATTGTAAATGTTAAAAATAATATATAAATGAAAATCAATCCAAGAGATAATAGATTATATCTTGCTAGAGGCGTAGCTTCTAGAATCAAAGGTAGAATTAAAGTTCCTGTAGAATTTATCGAATATAATGATCCAGAATGTGGAGCGTATGTAGATGCTAGGGGATTTGTAGTTTTACCTAACTTTAATCCATCATCTGGAGATCAAGATGATAGAATGGCTATACTTATTATAGATGGTTCTATTGTACTACAAACTATAGATGAAGCTATTACTACTACATGTGGTTTTGCAAATGATCCAGATGTTAGCGCAACAGGTGTTGTTATTACTGGATGTTTAACAGGCACAGTACTTGATGGTACTCCAGCTACAAGGCAACTTACTGCTACGGTACTTCCTTCAGGGGCTGTGCAAACAGGTACTTGGACATCTTCTGTACCAACTAGAGCTACAGTTAACTCTTCAGGTTTAGTAACTTACGTAGGAGATACAGCAGGTGTCACTACAATTACATTTACATCAACAGATGGTGGTTTTACAGCTACATGTGTAATTACTGTGACAGAGAATTAATAATTAACAATATAAATAACTTATAATGAGTCTATGTAGATGTACGGTGCTAAATCCGCCGTCAAGTCCATGTAATTCTAACTGTATATATGCACCAAACATGCTTGTATCAGATTCAGTTACTGCGTGTGATTTATCAGGAGAAATAGATATTACTCCTATTATTACTAAATGTGGTACTAATCCTGTTAATTATAGTATAGTATCATATAAAAATGTAGCAAATGTAACTATAAGTTCCACTCAAATAGATTTTGTTCCTGTAAATAATAATTATGAATCAGGAGAAATTACATATAGAGTTGCTTGTGGAATACTTTCAGCTGTTGGTAAAATCATAATTGTATATAAAAATAATTGTTTAGCTGTTAGTTGTGCTAGTAACGAAAAATGTAACAAATGTACAGGAGATTGTGATTCATTACCAGGAGGTTTAATAACTGGTGGTTCTATATTAGGTAGTACTACAGGTGGTTTATCAGTAATTTAAAAAATATAATAATAATGAGCTATACTCAAAACGGTGATAAATTTATTTATGCGATAAAAGTAAAAAATGAATCATCTTATACAGATACAAATATAGTAACTGTAATAGATGCATTACCTGCTGGTATTGCATACGATTCACATAGTAATACACAAGGTACATTTGTACCTGGTACATTAACATGGACTATACCATCTTTACCCGGTAAAACAGAAACATATCTATATCTTAGAGTTACTGTTACTAATATATTAGATGGACCATTTGAAATAGAATATACTGCTACAGGAACTCTTACAGATTCAAATCTAATTAATAATACTACTACATTAATAGCAGCTGCTTCGGAATGTTCACCAGCAGGTGGAGGTAATCCAGATAATGGTTGTGCGTGTATAGATGTGTCAATAAATGATACTAAATGTACATTAGGAGTAACCGAATGGAGATTAAATGAATTGAGTGTTACAAATGGTGTTCTAGTTAGCTGGGATACTTTAACTGGTAAAGGTCAATTTACACATATAGATCCTACATTAAATGTAGTAGGAACATACGATTTATGGTGTGTAGTAGGTGTAGATGAATTCCAAGTTAGTTGTAATGTAACCTTTACTATTTCTCCTATAATTGATGATAAAAATACATTTGATCATAAAATATATCCATTAGAATTTAGTGATTTATCACTAGCAGATATAGCAGTATTAACAGCACAACATCCAACTTTAACTCTTTCTGATTATTGTTGGATAGTTTTAAGAAATGCTGATGGGGATGCTACTTCTGGTTATGGTATAGATTGTAATCCAGCAGCTGATACTCGATTTATACATATATGTAGCGAAGAAGATTGTGAAGCAATACCTTGTCCATCTTGTCCACCTGGTATATTACCAGCAGATGTAACTTTACTGTTACCAGCAGGATATACTCCTTCAGAAGGAGATGTAGTGTTTGTAACACATCCAGGTGCAGTATCTATTTATACATACGATGGAGAAGTGTGGGTTAGAAATTGTGATTGTATAAATCTTGGAGAAGGTGAAGCAAATACTATGTCTAATATAGGTACAGGAGATGGAGAACTATATAAACAAAAAACAGGTCTCAACTTTGAAGCGAGAACGCTTAAGGCTGGAACAAACGTTACAATAACTACAGATACAAACGAAGTAACAATAAACGCTACTTTAGATCCAGGAGATGGAGATGGTTGGGGAGATGACGTTATTCATCACGCATTAGGTTCTAACTCCACGGGTGACGGTACAGTAGGAGATCCCCTTATTGTTACTCCAACAGCAATGGCTGTAACAGATACTTCAGATATAAATCTTACACTAACAGGAGATGGTATAATGACACCATTTACATTATCAGGTGTAGTTAACGAAGGAGATCCACTTCCAGTGTACGATAGTGGTACAGTAGGTACTACAGCTAATTCAGTAGCATTAGCAACTTTATTTGCAGATACTTGTCCTACAGGATTTACTACACCTACTTATGCAGTTGTATCTTATCCTACAGATGTGTATGAAAATGTAGGAATAATCGGCGCAAATTTGATATATGACATAAAAGCTACAGCTCCCCCAGGAACACATTATATTAATGTAAGTAGAAGCTGCGCATAAAAAATATATAAATGAAAACACAATCTAAATTAGGTGTAACTATATCTAAGCCATATTTAATATATACTGCTATTTTAACGCAAGTGTTAACAGATGCTCCTATTGTAACTGTATTAGAAAATACATTATCTGGAGTAATTGTTTGGACAAGAACAAGTACTGGAATATATTTAGGAACTCTGGCGGCAGCATTTCCATTAGGTAAAACATGGGCGATAGCCCAATATAATGGTTCTGGAGGAGATGCTAAAGTAGGATTAAAATTATTTAGATTATCTAATGACACCGTACAACTTGTTTCGTATGATTCATCTGAAATACCATATGAGTTACACTCTGAAATTGAAGAATATATAGAAATAAGAGTTTATCCTTAATAAATAAAATGAAAATACAAAGTAGACTTGGAGTTACAATACCAACCGATTGTTCATGCAACTGTTGGGGTAGTATAAGACAGGAAACTCCTGGGGATGTTGTACATCTGTTTCACGAAGGTTGTGATGATTTTGAGTGGGATTGGTGTAAGTATGACGGAGACGAAAATTTTCCAGTAATCCCAGGTACGGCTAATGATAATACATATACACCAACTGATCCAAGTGAACTTATATTTGTTGTCTTTAGAAAAAGTAATTGTTGTGATAAAATCACTAATACAATATGGGTAAATACTTAAAACTTAACAAATAAACTCTTAAGATGAAAATACAAAGTAGATTAGGTGTTACTATACCCGTTTCTGGTGGTTGTG